TCGGTTCGCTGTTTCCGCCACTGGCGGCGCTCACCTTTGCAGCATCCAGTATTATCTGCGCTTTTGGCCTAGCAGCTACCGCACCTCGCTCGCCGTATCGGCACTTAGAATTATGCGGTATTGCCCTAAATATCAAATGGCCCGGCTGCAAATGCAGTGCGGGCCGTTATTTTTAGTTTTGCTGTATATCCTGTACGTCATCGGCGAATTTTGTTTGACGCAGACGGACGCAGGGATTATAATAAATGCGGTGTAATTTGCCGGAATTTGTCACAGCCTGGCGTTCCGGCTCAAGGTGCAGTCATACGCTGCCCTGCAAGTAGAGAGGAAAAGAGGAATATTTATGTCCAAAACGTCCATTCCCAAAAACTATCATGATCTTTTGGGCCTGTACGATACCCAGCGGGCCATCGGCATCATCAAAACCATCTTTCAGGAAAAGCTGTGTGCCGCCCTGCACCTGAAGCGCGTTACCGCCCCGCTGTTTGTTTTGAACGGCAGCGGCCTGAACGATGATCTGAACGGCGTGGAGCGCCCCGTCAGCTTTGATGTACCCTGCCTGGATGAGCGCGCTGAAGTTGTGCACAGCCTGGCCAAATGGAAGCGCTATGCCCTTGCTGAGTATGGGTTCCGCCCCGGCCAGGGCCTTGTGACCGACATGAACGCCATCCGCCGCGACGAAGAGCTTGACAACCTGCACAGCATTTATGTAGACCAGTGGGACTGGGAGAAGGTCATCACCGCGAAGGACCGCACCCTGCCCTTTTTGCAGGAAACCGTGCGCGATATTGTGGATGCCGTTTGCTCCACTGCGGACGAGCTGCGCTGGAAGTTCCCGGAGCTGAAAGCCATCCGCCTGACCCGTGAGCCGACCTTTATCACCACCCAGGAGCTGGAAGACCTGTACCCCGACCTGACCCCCAAAGAGCGCGAAAACGCCTTTACCCGCGCCCATGGCACCGTCTGCATCATGCAGATCGGCGGCCAGCTGAAAAGCGGCGTCCGCCACGATGGCCGTGCCCCTGACTATGATGACTGGACGCTGAACTGCGATATTCTGTTCTGGCACAAAGCGCTGGGCTGTGCACTGGAGCTTTCCAGCATGGGCATCCGTGTGGACCCGGCCGCCATGACCCGCCAGCTGGAAGCCGCAGGCTGCCCGGAGCGTGCGAAACTGCCGTTCCACAAAATGCTGCTGGAAGGCAAGCTGCCCCTGACGATGGGCGGCGGCATTGGCCAGAGCCGCCTGTGCATGTTGCTGCTGGGCAAGGCCCACATCGGCGAAGTGCAGGTCAGCCTGTGGGATGCCGAGACCAAAGCCGTGTGCGAGCGCGCTGGTGTGCAGCTGCTGTAATATTTGCAGTGGGCGACCTTCTTGATGCCCCGGACAAGCTGTTACGGCTTTGGGGGAATATATAAGTGACCTGCCCAAAGTGCTTTGCAGGTCGGCCATCTCCGCCTGAGAGCTGTCCCTGCGGTCCGTTTTGCCCCAAAGGCATCCCCCCTTCTCCAAACGAATCAGTCGCCCAAAATAAAAACGTAATCCCTCGGATTCTATACGATCCGGGGGATTTTAACATTTCTGCGGCAAGCCAGGCCCTCTATGGCCAGGAATAAGGGTCTGCCACAAAATCTTCAATTACATCCATTAAATGGATGGGTTCCAGCTGCCCCTGTGTGCACAGCTGCGCCAGGCGCCGTGCCTGTTGGGCATTGGTGCAAATATCTGGGACAAATGCAATCTGCCGCCAGCTATCCGGTACCCGCTTTTGGGCCGCAATTCCAAAAGCAGTATAGCGGCCAAGTTCACAGCTGAACAGGGTTTGTTCCACCGCAAGATACTGGTAAATCGTTCTCGGCCCCCTTCCACAGCCCAAACAGTTTCCCCACCATACCGCAGACATCCATTTTTTAACAGTTCTTACAATTCTTGACAAATCATAAAAGCCATATTAAAATAGTGGCATGTTTTGCGGCACATTTCGGGATGCTTCCTGCCGGGGGATCACGTTGTCCCTGGCAGCGGTGGGGTCTTTCCTGTTTCCCCATCGCCTTATGGAAACATTATGTGAATTGTAGCAGAGGCTGCCGGAATTGTAAACCATCAAATCTGAGAAACGCCCTTTTAGGCTTTCTCAGATTTGGGAAATGGAGGAGGTTTATGCAAGAATCTATTGTGGAAACGTTGAAAAATATGAAATCCGAACAAAACTTGACCCTGCAGCAAATCTCCAGTGCAAGCGGGGTGCCCCTCAGCACCGTAAACCGCATTTTGAGCGGCCAGACCGAGAATCCCAGCTTCCGTGATGTTGCCGCGATCGTTGCCGCCATGGATGGCTCGCTGGATGCGATCACCGGCCTACAAAAGTTGGAGAGCGAAAACGGCCAGTTGCTGGATTCCAACGTGATGCAGCTGCTGCTTTCCATGCAGAATTATTATGCCAAAACCCTGGACGCCACCCGTCAGCAGTACATGCGGGAGCTTGAGAACAAAGACAAGCAGTACCGGGATATCCTTACCGACAAAAACCGCTGGCTGCGCCGCATGTTTTTCTGCCTGATCGGCATGCTGGCTGTCATCTCGTTTTTGCTCATCGTTGATTTTATCAACCCCACCATTGGCGTTTTCCATACCTGAACCATTCGGCGACCTGCCTTTTGCAAGGCGGCGTTCTTCCCTGTCTATATCTCACTTATCCCTGTTTTATTTTTCGGCACCGGCGGTGTACCTGCTTTCACCGCCGGTGCCTTTTTTCATTGGCAACACCGCACAATTCCCGCCTTACGGCTTAAGCACCGCTCCGACGGCTGCGGCACAGCATCTGCGTTGCCAAAATGCTCGATAATACACAAAGTATTATCTGCGCTTTTGGCCTAGCAGCTGCCGCACCTCACTCGCCGTATCGGCACTTAGAATTATGCGGTATTGCCCATCCTTTTTTGCTCCGCGATGCCTTGACGAAAGCCCTGATTTTTTCGTATAATAAAAAGGTTGTCGCCCAATAAAAACCTTTGCGGCGGGCGGCGGCAATTCATTGTAATTCATTGGAGGGTATCACGTTTTGAGCTTGAACACTGAAACTTTGAACACGATCCTTGCCCCGTATATCCGCAGCCTGACCGATGGCGGAACCGCAGAAAATGGCGTTTGGGAAGCCATCAACTGCTTTGGCACAAACTGGGATATCGACGCGGTGGATTTTCCCGCTATGTTTGCCCAGGCCACACAGCAGGCCCGTGCCGTGATGGACACGCCCGCCCTGCAGCCCATTGGCGGCATGCAGGCCCTGATGATGCGCCCCACGGAAGTTGAGCTTGTGCGCGAGTGTTTTCGCTGGCTGTTCAATGATGATGACGGTGACCTGAAAAAACGCCAGGGCCGCGTGGAAATGTTTGCCGACCAGGTCAACGGCCGTTTCCGCCGTTGCCTGCCGCGCATGGCCAAGTTCACTCAGACGGCCGGCAGCGCCGCGCTGTACCTGAGCCTGCTGGAGCCGGAGGATAACTACTTCTTTGTTCCCGCCGAAGCCAAAGCCTGGGCCGCCTATTTCGGCTATGACGAAGACTTTGGCACCGGCGCGGCCTTTAGCCTGACCCAATATTACGCCATGTGCGATGACCTGCTGAACGAGCTGCCCAAATACGATGAGCTGACCCGCCTGCACACCGAGCGGCTGAAAAACACCATGCACGGCATCAATGACCAGCTGCATCTGCTGGTGTATGATATCATGCACAGCGCCTATGTAAACGGCTATTACCCCAAGGGCTTTTCCCGCACGGCAACCGCCAAGGAACGCACCAAGGCCGTGAAACAGAAAGCCGAGCGCGCCGACCTGTGCATGCAGATCGCCGAAAAGGAGCAGAAATTGCAGGAGCTGCTGGCAAGCCCCACTGTCCTGCCCGACCTGACCGGCTGCGAAGTAACCCACAAGATGTTCGGCGTGGGCAAGGTACTGCCCTCTACGGATCAGTTCCTGGTGATCGACTTTAACGGCCAGCAGAAAAAGTTCAGCACCACCACCTCCATGACCAGCGGCTACCTGACTGCCAGCGACCCCGCCGTGATGGAGCAGATGCAGGACTACCAGGCATACACCAAAGAAAAAGACCAGTTGGAAAAAGAGCTGAAAACTATGAAGAGCAACTTGCTCAATATGGGCTAAGATCTGCTTCTCGTATTTGCCATTCAGTCCATCTCATTTTCCTGAATATACCGCCCCTCGGCTCAGGGCTGACCCTGTGCCGGGGGTACTTTTTACCTTTTTGTGCTACAAAATATAGGATTGATACAAAAATATCCCGGCAGTTATAAAACTGCCGGGATATTTTGGAGCTGGCGACAGGAATCGAACCTGTTTGTTTTGACGAATAATCGCTATATTTTTTGTTTTCACGACTTTTCTACGACCTTACTTTCAAAATAAGAATTTAAGACCTTTTCTGCTTCTTTTATCTGCCGCTCTTTAATATGTGTGTATATCTTACGGGTTGTTGATATGTCGGCGTGGCCTAAAATCTTTTGCGTTTCAAGCTCTCCTATACCAGCTTCATACATGGCGCTTGCCATCTCGTGCCGGAACTGATGGGCCGTAACTGCCGGCTTATACAGATGGGTTGTAGGAGGTTTGCGCTTACGCTCCGGGCCGTAAGCCTTGTGATACTTGCGTTCTCTCCCCTGCTCTGCTGCATAGTCTATTTCGACCATTCCAAGGTCTTTACAATAATCAAGCCATAGCCGCCTGTATTCATACATTTTTAATGGCGCTTCGCCGCCAAGCAAATAATTATCTGCTTTCTGTTTTCTGGTCAAAAGCTCTTGCTTGAGTGGAGCTAATAGCGGGACGATTCGGATTGCATTTTTTGTTTTGGGGGTCTGTATCGTTGGCTGAGAATTAACCCAGGAGACTTCTTTTGTTATGCTTATTTCGTTTCTTTCAAAATCAATATCTTGCCATTGCAATGCCAGAATTTCCCCAAGGCGGCAGCCTGTGTACATAAACAGCCACGCACACAGTCCAAAGCCCTCCGGGTGAGCTTTTACAGCTGCCACCTGTTCTTCCGTTGGCGGCTTGCGTTCTTCTTTTTTTAATCCGCGCGGAAGATCAACAAAAGCGACCGGATTATAGGTGTTATCGCTCTGTATGCACCAGTATTTGAAAATGAGGTTAAGAACGCTATTTGCATTCCGGATTGTGCTTCCTGCCTTACCCTGCGCGGCCTGCTTCTGGTTCCACAGCACAATCATTGCCGGGGTGATTTCTGCCATTGCATATCCGCCGAAGAATTCAAGAATGCTCACATATGCCCCATGATAAGCACGGGCATTCCCGGCTTTGATTCTTTTTAGATAATCTTTCCACCATTGTTCTGCAACAATGTCAAAAACTTCGCTCTCTTCCTTTGCCTTTGCCGCATTTTCTAGGGCTTCGTCAATCTTCCGCTGTACTTCGCGGGCGGTCTTGCCGTAAAAATGTACAACTTTTCCGTTTATTTTTCGCTTCTTTTCAATATATCCGTCTGCCCGCTTTTTTACCTGTCCCAAATCAAAAACCTCCCCCGACACTATAGGTATAGCTTGTAAAGCCTGCCCGGAGGTGGTACAATACGATTGTCGGGTCGATTGTATCCACTTTTGTGGGCAAGCTGATCTATGGAAACGCTCTCGGTGCGCCAACACCGGGGGCGTTTTTTTATTTATACCGTTTTATTACTCTTACTCCGGTTGCATCGCCAACAAAGCGTCTGCAGATTGTCCTCGGTCGTCAAGCCCCCCTTGGATACCGGCACAATGTGGTCGATTTCCAGCAGCAGGTGCGGCTCGTCCGCAGTAGATACGCCGCAGTGTCTGCAAGTATAGTGATCGCGTTCCTTGATATGTTGGCGCAGCTTGCTGGTCATAAGCGCCCGCTGACCGGCCACGCTCTTGCTGAACTTGATCTTCTCGGACAAATAGACAACAAAGCGGTTCAGATTGTCAATATCCATAACGATGTCGTAGGTCGTACCCGTATTTCCGCCCGCGCTGGTATACTTAAACTCATATTTCGGAAAGTACAGGGTGCTGAAGTCTACTTCCTCAAATCCGAGATTCTTTTCCAGCTTCTTCTGGCTGAACTTTTTGATGGCCCAAGGAATATCTGCAGAAATGCTCTCCAGAATTGCCGCCCGCTCTGCTTTTAAGGCAACCTTGCCATCTTCTGCTGCGGAGAAATCATTCAAAGCTGTTTCAAATTTTCCAAGGGTTTCCTCGTCAGCCTTGATACCGAAATATTTGCAGATGTACTTGAAAGGTTCTTTCCGTGCGTTATCGCAAACGGTGCGGGAACACTCGTAAATATAGGGTGCATAGACCCGCTTTTTCAGTGCATCACGTTTGACATTCCAGCGACTGTTGTCGTGATAGGCCGCCTCGCCGTAGTCGATACGGTTTACCACAAGGGCTGTGTTCTTCAGTTCCTCAATATGGTCGTTCAGATCGTTGCAGTCTCGGATATGATTTTGTATCGTCTCTTTTATGGCTCCGAATTTTTCACCCTTAAAATAGATCACCGCGTAGATTTGATACACAAGCACAATCAAGGCCAGAATCAGCAATAACGGCCAAGCATAAACCAGCAGTATAAGAATGAGGAAAAATCCCAGGCATCCCGTTAAAGCATTCATAAAAACGGCTCCTTTTTATATTGTTTGATTAAAGTCTACTCCCCTGCACTCTGTCCAATAGTGCAGGGCCTTTTTTATATAATCTTCGTCAAAGCTGAAATACTCCGCCAGCTGCCATGGCTCAGTGAATCCACGGGCCATAGCCTGGCGCAGCTCAGACACCGGCAGGTACTTTTCAACCGAAGCCGCAAACGCCCTGTTTTCAGCCTGTTCTTTGATCTCGTATGGACTGTACGCCAAGTAGAACGCCCCACTCAGATAGTGCCCCGCCTCATGAGCTAGCACGGTTCGCTCTTTAGCAGTCGTCTTACAGCGCGAACGGTCAATGACCAGAAAATTATCCATAAAAGCAATAGCTGTGTTGGCTTTGAGCTTCAATTCGGCCACATCCACGCCAAGCCCCTGCAGGTCATTATACATTGCACCGACAGACGTGTTCATCCTGTTTAACCTCCGGTTCCTTTTCGTTTGTTCCGTTCTGCCTTCACGCGCATGGACGCCATAATGTCGTCAATGTCATCTTCCGTCAAATGGTCTTTTACCTTGCCATAAAAGGCAATCAGCTGGTCCTGCATACCAACCTCTGTCTGGGCATCACTGATCAAATCGTCCACAGATACCCCGAAATACGCTGCTACTTTGGTAAGGGTATCGCCCGAAGGTGTAGCCCCGGTCTTTTTCCACTTGGTCACAGTTGAATTGCTCAGCCCAATTTCGTCTGCCGCACGGCTAAGACTTATGCCTTTGCTTTTGCAAAGAGCAGCATACATGTCATAAAACACAATTTCCGACGCTCCTTTTTGTACAGAGCGCTCAAAACTAACCAAATTCAGATTTAACGCTTGACTTTCTAACTAAATTCAGATATTATAGTGACACAGATTGAATCTAGTAAGGCATAGAAAGCCCCACAGTCTGTTGGCTTTGGAAAGATTTTTGCGCTGATATTTGTTGGCGCTTTTATCTTATCGCAAAATCTAACCAAAGTCAAGTTTTAGTAGAAAGAGAGGTTAGATTTGTATGCCTGCACAATGGACGGGCGAACTTGTTGGACGAATGCACAACGCGGGCGTTACCGCAAAGCAGTTGGCAGCCGAAATGGGAAAGAACCCCAAGTATGTTTCCCAGGTATTGAATGGGCACTATTCGCCCAAAAAGGCCGAAGCCGAGTTCAACGAAGCTTTCAAGAGACTTATATCCCCCAACCCATAAACCCATTCTACCACAACCCCTGTCCCATAGTCCGGACTTTGAGCCGGAATGGAGCAGAGAATGAACATTTTCAAAGGAGGATATCCATGGCAAGAGAAAAAGACGGCTACCGCGATGCGCTTGAACGCATCCGCAGCCAGGCTTCCGGTGAGCTTGTTACTGTGAAAGAAGCCGCGCGGATTGTGTACGGCGATGACACCTACGCATCGGTGCGCTGCATCACTACCCTATCGGGCTGGATTACAAGCGGACGCGGCAAGCGAATCCCCGCAACCGTTCTGGCCCGCCAGATTTGCTGAACCCTTGTAAACCGTTTTCTCAACCTCATGCCCTGTCTCATGCACAGGGGCATCACCTGTCTATCAGTGCTCAGTCTTTTGCAGGGTATAAGTCGTTGTTTTTGGACTACCGGTCCAGTAGGGCCAGTAGATCAATTCGTATCCGTCACGAAAGAAGGAATGTCCCTGTGCATGAGATAGGGCGGGAGCAAAAGAATTTACCACAGAACAATGGAACTCTTCATTCTCGTTCTCAAGATACTTATTACTGAGCAGAAAGTCAATTTTCTTGACAACATCTGTCACATCTGCGAAAAAATCGAACGCTGGCTTATGCAGCATCGCTAAAAGGAGGTATCCCCCATGAACACCGAAAAAAACACAACCCGCATGGGCAGCACAACCGTAACCCAGACCGCCGAAGGTTTTGAGCTCAAAAACGGTCCCGGCATCAAGATTCCGCCGGATGTCACATTCAAGGACGTGAAGAATGAAACTGTCCTTGGTGACCCGAACAACAGGCACATCACAACCGGGTACATCCGCAGCAAGTCCGGCGGCAGCACAATCTACGACCTTGACGAAAAGGAGGAATAAACTCATGCCCCAAACAAAAACAGCCGCCCCGGTGCTGCAACACCGGAACGGCCAGACGAAAAAATTCATCACCTGTATTTTACCCTACATCAGCCCCATTTGCAAGGCTTTCGCCAATTTCACGCTAACGGCCTGCGGGCTGGGCGCGCTGTGCGCCGTGGTCGCCCTGGCCCAGGGCGGAGGGGCGGCTGCCCTGGCCGGGCTGGCCTGCTGCCTGCTGGGCGGGTGGGCTGCGCTTAAAGTACATTACCTGGAGTAACCGATGGAAAAGTTTTTATTTTATTGCCTTTGCGGCGCGGCGTGGTACCTTTGCCTGTGGGCGATCCACCACGCGCTGCTGGCGCTGGTGGTTGGGGCTTGAACACCCCCACCCCGGCAGAAAGGACCCCTGAATGGAAAATGCCAAACCAAATATTTCCCCGCGGCGCGGCATGACGCCGTTAGAACGCGCCTGGGCCGCTGCCCTGTGTGCAAGCGGGGATGCTGTTGCCAACATGGGCACGGATGCCCTGCGATTGATGGCGACCAAAAAACTGCAGGACGTAACCAGCGCCGGCATTATGGAGAGCACTCACAAGCTGGCGCGCGCCTGCCGGATCATTGACGTCTCGACCGCCAGCACCCCGGCGGCCCAGAAAGCCGCCGACGCCTATGCGCTGGAAGCTGCCCTGTACGCCGTGGCGTATGAATCCGCGCGCCTTGTGCGGTCTGACATGTGGCCGCTTGTGGCCATGCGGCTGGACGCGGCGCAGGAAGTGGGCACAAGAACGTCTGACCTGCACATCCGCCAGCCGTTGGGCAAGCTGATTATGCGCCGCCACCCGCTGGCCGTGCGCGGATCGACCGCCCAGAACCTGGTGGAAGAGCTGCTGTACGCCGCGGCAAAGCGCGGCCGGCGGCGGCAGGACTGGGCCAACACACTGGAAGCCGCCGTGGCCTGCGGCTGCATGATGGACGCGGTATTAAGCTACCCGCCCCAATGGGAGGACACCAACCAATGGAAACAAGAGAACTGACCGACATGACTGCCGTGCTGCGGTCCATCAATGACGGCAACCCCAGCAACGCAGAGCGCTGGGTGAACCTGACCCAGCGCGTGATCCGCGCCGAATACCGCGCCAACACGGCAGAGCGAGCCGCCGCCCGCAAGGATTGGGAAAAGCAGAACGCCGAAGACGATGCCTGGATGGCCCGCTGCCGCGCCGAAGAAGCCAAGCTGGCAGCAAAAGAAGCGCAGGAAACCGCAAGCCTTTGGCGATGGACTACTGCGGTCATGGCCATTGTGCTGGCACTGGCCGTTGCCTTTGGCACCCACCAAGCGAACGAGGCTGCCCGCTGGCGGTACGAAGCCCAGGGAATGAGCCAAACGGAGATTGTTACCCCGCAAAATCAGGACACGGCGGTGCAGCCATGACGGTGCTGGAATGGCTGCAGGAACTGGGAGAGGAAGAGCGGATTATCAAGGTGGGCTGTGTGGACAACACTCTGCGGGGCCTGCGCCACTGCACCGCCAGAATGGCCGCCACCAGCTACCTGCACTGGGCCTGCCCGGAATACCTTGCGCCGCAGCTGGGACTTGCATTTGAGTGCAAAAGCCCGGCGGTCAACAACGAGAAATTCTGCGAGCGCTGCGCGGCGGCGTTTTTGTCCGCGCAGATGCCGAACACGGGGAAGGTGAAAAAGCCATGGACGCACCAATGACGCCGCGGGAGGCCGTGGCCTGGCTGGTGGAAAACACCGCTGCCGCCCGCAAAACCTACTGCATTATACTGCGCAGCACCAACGGCGTACACAACCCCGGCACGCGTGGCATGCTGATCTGCCAGGCGGCAGAGCTGGCAGGCCGCCTGCACGCTTACCGGGAAAGCCTGCACCACATGATGCAGGCCGGAATGATACCAGCCGATCTGCTGGACGATGTGAAGGAAGTGCTGAAATAATGATCTGCTATCTTATTACTGCCGGGGTTGTGGCCCTGGGACTGCTGGCTACCTGGACCAGTGGCCGGGATGTGGGCTACCGCAATGCCATGCGGGATGCAGAACGGCTGCACGATGATGATGCTGTATTCCGCCCCGGCAAAGGCGGCCACCAATGACGGCGGAGGAACGCGCGGCCCTGATTGACCGGCTGGCCCCGCTGATCATTGAGGAACGCCGCAAGGCCGCAGAGCAGAACCCCAAGCGCCCGCCCTGGTACATGATGAACATTGCCCATCCCGTGATGGGCTGGCTGTACAACCAGTACCTGGCCAAGCTGGGCGAGGTAAGTCTGCCCGGCGATGCCTGCCGCACCCGGTTTGAGCTATCCCTATTGCACCCGGCTGTGCTGAAAAAGCTGGCCGAGCACTACAAGATCCAATAACCCCGCCCCGGCGGGGCAGATATGCCGCCAAAGCTGCACGAGGCCGCGGCGGCCCCTGAATCCTCCCACAGTTGCTGCGTGGGCAAGTACGGCAACACCACTGTGCAGGTAATGCACAACGCCCGGCACCGGCCACTACTTCCGGCTTGTGCCCGGCGGCCGCCTGTTAGCTTTTCAGCCCGGCTTTTTCCACCGGGTGCCAGGCCCCTGCGTGCAGATTGCCAAGCGCCGCGGGTGCGCCTGGGCAGGCGGGTTTTTATGGTGCGTGTGCAGCACCGGCATGGCCCAAGCAACCCATGCCGCCCGGATCAACACCGGGACGCACCGCCAAGAAGCGGAGAAAAATGAGGTGACCGATGGAACGAAGCTGTAAAAACTGCCAACAGCGCCGCGTGGGCTGCCATGCCAACTGCGAGCGCTACAAGGCCGACTGTGCCCAGGATGCCAAGCGCCGGGCATATGAAAAGCAGATTGCCTATCTGGACAGCATGCCGCAAACCGCCACTGCCTTAAAAAAGACCCTTGCGCCCCGGCGGGTGGGCGGCCAACAGTAAAACAGAAAGGATGGAATCAATGACAAGGAAAAAGTGCATCAAGATGATCATGGGGACGATGGGGGTGCCGCAGCCGTGGGAGGCTGAAAAAGTTTTCCGAGCAACGCGGGAATGGATGTACGGTGAAACCGGGCCATGGCCGAGCAACCAGGAAGTACTGATGGTTATTCTGAGCGCAATGGCAAAAGACGTGGCTATTGGCATACCGCTTAAAACTTACTTTCTGGCAAGAGTCCGCCTGCTTATCATCAGGGCAAAACTCAAGCGCATCCACGACCGCCTGATGGGCGGCCCTGCAAAAGAAACCCAAGCGTGAACCAAAGCCGCAGCCCTTAAACCAGGGCGGCGGCTTTCGCAAAACCGGGCACAGCTTACCTATTATATAGAGCATGTGGCTGCGCAGCCGCAGCGAGCTGCCGCCAAACGGTCCGAGGGGGGGGCCGTTTGGGCGGCTTGTATAGGGGTTATTTCAAGGTCCATTCTCCCCCAAAGAAAGAAAAGAAGTGAACAGCATGAAAACTACCCGAAAGCAATACATCCGAGAGCAGAAAACAATCTGCGGTGATAGCTATGCCGAGGTAGACTTCTGCTGGATCACTGAGCGTGAACACCGGGCAGGTCCCCGCGGAAAAAAGCAATTTGCCAGCAGCCTTGCCCAGCAAAAGCGTAACCGGGAACGATCGGCGCGGTTGTTGGTGCAGCTGCTGAACACAAATTTTGACCAGCGGGGTTTTGCTCTTACCCTGACCTACGAAGACATATGGCTGCCGGATGACGATGAAGCCGCCTGGAAGGACGTATACAACTACCTGAAACGGGTGCGCCGATGGCTGACCCGGAAAAACTGGCAGGATGCAACACCCATCAAGTGGGTGTGCGTGACGGAGAACCAGGAAGCTGACCCCGCCAACGGCCTGAAAGAGGTGCGATACCATCACCACATGGTGCTGCAGGTGGATGGCCTGACCGCGGAACACCGCGCCGCCCTGCGTGATGCGCTGGAAGATCTGTGGTGCACCGGCCGCAGCAGGGAGCCGCTGGGCACCGTAAATGCCGACCGCCTGCAGCCGGAACACGATAGTCTGGAAGGGCTGGCAAAGTACATGCTGAAATACCCCCGCCGCCGCAAAAGCTGGCATGCAAGCCGCGGCCTAAAGCGCCCTACCTATCCCCGCCCCAATGATACCCACTGGACCCCGCGCAAGCTGGCCGATGCCTGCACCATGCGCGTGGACGATGCTGATTATTGGGAGCAGCGCTACCCCGGTTACAGGTTTTTGGGGGCTGTGCCCAGCTATAACGAGGAGCGGGCCGAATGGCGGCTATACATCAAGCTGCGCCGGAAACGCAGGTAATACAACGTTATCCCACGCCCCGGCGGGATAAAATAAAACAATAGGGAGTAAACGCAAATGGAAAACAAACAAAAAGCGCTGGAAATGGCTGCGGCCATGCAGCAAAAAGAGAAAAGCGGCAGCCTGCTGTGGTGCGTGGCCGAGGATTTGAAGGCCACGATCCAGAGCATGAACGAAGAGGAGGCCAAAGTGATTGTGGCAGATCTTGAAGCCGGCACGCATGATCTGAAAACCTGCGAGAAAGCGATCCACGACTATGCCAACAAGCACAAAAGCGGCGGTTCTGCCTGCTGCCCCGGCCCGGCCGTGCCGGGTATCCTGCGCGTGCATTTTGGCCTGCCGGAGAGCGGGCAAGCCGCTGCTGGTGACCAGAGTACCGCACCCGCCCAGGCAGAACGCCCCAAGCGCCAGCGCCTGAACATCATGGACTTCATGTAAGAGGGCAGCGCCATGAGAACACTGGAAGAATATGTGGCCATGATACCAACCGCACCGCCGGACGACATTGAACGCTATCTGGATGCCCTGGGTAGAAAGCCGTTTGCTGTAACAAGTTACCGGTGCATATCACGGGATGATGCCGAATCCCGCCTGGATTGCGAAGATTTCCGGGCTGATCTGCGCCCCAGTGCCGCCATACGCCCTGCCGCCCTGTGGTGCAGCGAGTGCGAAAGCTGGTATCTGGCGGAATACGTCCCGGCCTATGGCGCGCCCTGCAGCCCAAACCTGACATACCAGAACACCAGCGGCGTGCAGGTCGTGAACGTTGAGCAAGACACCATTGACAAAAAGCGAAACGGCGAAACCATGGTATGCCCCCTGTGCGGTGCTCAAACGCAGCTGCGCAACGTGCAGGAGCTGCGGTACGGGCGGGCAGCCCAAGACTTTATCGCGGTGCCCACCGTTGCGGAAAACTGCCTAGTATTAACGCAGTGGTGCATTGAGCGCCACATGTACGAAGGTTACCGCCACACCGAGCGGAACGCTATTAACGCCTTTGTGGTTGATGGCCGGCGGATCATCAAGCTGGCGCACTACCAGTACAACGCTATGGCTGGCAGTTGGCGGAACCTGGGCACGTGGGTACAGCGCGCAAAACTGGTAGATGATATTGGCTGCCCGAAAATGTACGCCGCAAACCTGCCAGATTTGGGCGGCACCGGCGCAGAGAATGCCAAGCTGTGGGAGTACATGGAGCAATCAAACGCAGCAAAAACGTTTTACCCGGTGGCATACCTGCGGCTGTATTTTAAGCACCCCAATGTTGAGAACCTGGTAACCGCAGGGCTGGGAAACCTGGTGGGCGATGGAATCAACGGTGAAATGACACATCGCTACTATACCGGACTTGCCCCGCAAACAGCGGCTCCAAAGCTGGAGTGGGTGGGCTGGAAAGAAAAACGCCCTGCCCAAATGCTAGGTATGACAAAGCAAGAATTGCGAACTTGGAGAGAGTACGGTCTGGGAGTTGACTGTCTGAGAACGTGGAAAGAGCTGGATACGCTGCCATGCGGCGTAAGCTTCCGCGACCTTTGCGCCGCGATGAAAGCCATCGGAGCATACGACACGCGCCGGATTTTGCGCGAAAAACTGCCGATGATGCGGACCATAAATTACATAGAGCGCCAAGAGCAGGATCTTACGCAGCTTGAGGATTATTGGCGCATGGCTGCCGTGGCCGGCTGTGACCTGAACCAGGACGCAGTGCGCTGGCCCAAAGACCTGCGCACCGCCCATGACCGAATGAGCGAAACAATACAGTACGAGCGGGTAAGTGGCAAATGCCAGCAAGCGTTCGCCGCCATGACGGCCCGCTGCGCCGGGTTGACATGGGAACATGATGGGATTTGCATTCGCCCGGCGGAAACGCCGCTTGAGCTGATCCGGGAGGGCAGCACCCTGCACCATTGCGTTGGCAGATACTCAGATGCCCATGCACGGGGCAGAATTATCCTGTTTGTGAGGCATACCCGACGGCCAGAACGCAGCTGGTACACCCTGAACATTGACGTAACCAGCAAGAGAGAAATCCAGCTGCATGGATACGGAAACGAATTTGCCCACGGCAAAAAGCTAAAAATACCCCGGCGGGTCCGGAAATTTGTGGATCTGTGGGAGCGCGAAGTGCTGGCTAAGTGGCAGCTGCCGCCAGAGCAGAAAGCCAAGAAAAAGAAAAACAAGGCCACCCAGGCAGTGGCATGATAGGAAGGTGAAAGCATGGACGAAATAGTGGTCCGCCTGAAATCAGGAGAAGAAATTATATACCCGCACCCCGCGACGGCAGAATGGAAGGCCATTCCCAATGCTGTAATAGTCATAACAAATGGCAGCCAGGCGGTTGATATATACAATGCCAACGAGGTTGTTTTTGTGATACATCGCGAAAAAGAGGCACCAAAAGTTGAGGAGGAACCGAAAAAATGAAATACGATAGCGAACAGATGACGTTTGTGGGTGCCGCCGCTACGGCGGAAGAATCTGCCGCTCTGCGTCTGCATTATGAGATCATGGCCGCAGCGCAGGCAGCGGCGGCCAGCCTGCTGGATCTGGCCCGCAAAATCAAACTAATGCGGGATACCGGTGGATACAAGGCCTTGGGCTTTGACACGCTGGAAGCCTACACACTGACCACCATGGGCATGAAGCAGCGCCAGGCGTATAACTACATTGCCATTGCCGAAAAACTGCCCGCGCAGCTGATAGAGCAGAACGCGGCCGCGGGCGTTACTAAGCTGGCCTTGCTGGCGCAATTGAGTGGGCAGGAGCAGCAACAGATTACAGCGGAAACCAACCTGACGGAAACGACAGTGGCCGAGCTGAAAGCGCAGATCAAAGAGCTGCAGGCCAAAAATGCCGGGTACGCCGAACAGCTCAGCCTGCTGCAGAATCAGCCGCCGGTGGCTGAGGTACAGGCCGAAGAAGTGGACATGGATGCCCTGCGTGCGGAGATTCGCGCCGAAATGAAGGCTGAAATGGAAAGCCAGCGCCGGGCCGACGCCAAAATGACCGAGCTGAACCAGAAAGAGCGCGATGAAGCCATAAAGGCCGCACAGAAAGCCAGGGCTGAACTGGAAGAGGCAAAACGTGCTGCGGCGGCGGCTGAACAGGCACGCGCTAAAGAACTGGATCAGGCGCGCCACCAGGCAGAAGAAACCGCTGCCCGGCTGAACATGGTCGCGGATGAATCCGCGGTGCGCTTCGGCTTGCTGTTTGACCAGTTGCAGGACACCGCCGGAAAAATATTTGACCTAGTTGATACTTTGCAGCAGGGTGGCCTGACCGAAAAGGCGGAAAAATTCCAGACAGCGCTCCATAAGGCGCTGCTTGCCTTGGCCGATGAAGCGGAGGATGTACAGAAATGATGGAAGCATTTGAGGCGGGCGTGCGGCTGAGCATTTTCATGCTGGGCGCTGGGGTCGGCCTGGTCGGCAGCCGCGGCGAAAGGTGGGGTGACTGATGGACATCCTGCTTTCGATCATCGGCAGCGCTGTTCTGGCCGTGCTGCTGGCCACCGCCTATACCGCCGGGGTAGCCGCTGGGAAAGCTGCCGCGCATGTGGATGATGAAGAATCAAAAATTTATATGCCGCACACACATGGCGGAGATCCTGACACCTGAACGCAGAGACGGCCATATTTCGGATTAAGGGAGGTATACACACGTGGGGAAAAGCAAACGCCTGCCGAATGACATCGTATTGGCTGCCCTGCAGCTGGTGCGCGGCCAGGCCAGGCGCAAGGCCGAGTATAAGCGCCAGGTGGATGAGATCATCCTGCGCAGCGGCACAAATTTTGTGGATACCACAACCAGCTGCGGCGCGCCCGTGCGTGTGTACCTGCCGCATGCCGGCGGGAATTCCAACGACATCACCGCCGACAAGGCCGAGGCGATCCAGCAGCTTGAGACACAGCGGGATGTGCAGATCATGCGGGCCATCGATGCCGCCGCGGATGAGATCGGGGCGGACATCCAGAGCGCCACGGTACGGGCCGCGCTGCAAAAGGCTATTGCACTCAACTGCAAGGCCTGCCGCACCTGGACATACGAGCGCTTGGAAGTGCCGGGAATTAGCCGGATAGAATTCTATCGCCGCCGCCGCAAATATTTGGAAAATGTTGCGCAACGCGTAGGAATTGGCTAAAAGTTGATACTGTGCAAGATTTTTTAGTGCTAGAATTGATATCATAGAATATTGAGAGGACAGCCCACCGGCCGCCCTCTTTTGTTTTGGAGTGTAACCCATGGCAGATAAAAACAACAAAACAACCAACCCCTGCGCCCGCTGTATCTGGCGCATGTGCGGCAACGAACGGGTGATCTGTTCCCTACCGCGCTGCGTAAATCCTACGCAGTGTAAACGCCCAAAATATAAACTTGGTCCCGGCGGATGTTGGACTTACCAGCGGCCACTGAAAAGGTCCCGGCGTAAGCTGCCGCAGGAAGGCACCCCTCATGACTAACCCCCGGTATGCCAACGGAGCCCTGCGCAGAAAGCACCGGGCACGGCTGAAAGCCATGGGTGCCCCGTGCGGAATCTGCGGCGGGCGCCTTGGCCCGATCCATTACGACGAACCATCTGATGCCGCGCACCCGCTCAGCTTTGTGGTAGATGAGATACGCCCCGTTGCGCGCTGGCGCGAGTTCGGTTATCCGTCCCCGCGGGCTGCAGCTGAAGATTGGGACAACTTACAGGCTGCGCATTACTGGTGCAACGCGCAGAAAGGCTGCAAGCTTTCGCCCGCAAAACCCAATTCTGCGCAGCGCACCCGCGCACAAAAGCCCCCTGCAGACGGCAGCTGGTAAGGGGTGGGGAGGGACCCCCGCCCCGGCCGGCGGGCGACCCCAAGCCGTCCAGCGCCGATTTACCCCCGCAAAAAACAATTTGATTGGGGGGTGGTATCAAAACAGGAAGGAGAAGCAAAAAGTGGCAGCAGATACTTCTAATCGCGCGCGCGCGGAGATCGCGAAAAGGTCTGCCGCAGAGCGCAGAAAACTGGCCAAATTTTTGGCCAAAAACGGATTGAATGACGAAAAAATCAAGTCGCTTGACCCGGTGATTTTGAATGTTTCGTGGATGAAATCCAAGCTGGACGATGCCAGGGAAGCCATCGGTGAGGAAGGCATCACGGTGGAATATGACAACGGCGGTGGGCAGTCGGGCGTGAGAGAGAACCCGGCCTTCCGGGCTTATGAGGCATTGTGGAAAACGTACCTGTCTGGATTGGATATGCTGATTAAGCTCCTACCTGTTGAGGTGCCGCAAGAGCAAATATCCGACATTAAGCCGACAAGCGTACTCACTCTGGTGCAGAATCGGAGAAAACAGGACGCATGACCGGCGCACAGATTCCAAGATACCGCATCGAGCCGGAGCGCGTTACGACCGACGGTGCGGACGCCGCAGCGCTGATGGCCGCCTACGGCAATGCGCTGGATGAATGGCAGCAGCTGGTGCTGGACTGCTGGCTGGGTCGGGATGCATCCGGGCGGTACACCGTGACCTCCGCAGGGCTGGCCGTGCCCCGGCAGAACGGGAAAAACGTGTGTCTGGAGGGGCGGGAGTTTTTCGGAATGGTCATCAACGGTGAGAAGATCCTGCACACCGCCCATCAGGTGCGCACGGCAAAAAAGAGCTTTAACCGGCTGGCCCGGATGTTTACCGACAAGCGGCACCCAGAGGTGCTGGAACTGGTGAAAAACATCCGCTACACCAACGGCGAGGAGTGCATCGAGCTTCTGAACGGCGGGAGCATTGAGTTCTCGGCCAGATCCCGGCAAGCGGCCCGCGGCTTTGACGGCATCTCGCTGGTGGTCTATGACGAGGCACAGGAGCTGACGGACGACCAGGTGGAGGCCATCATGGCCACGCTGGCCGCATCGGCCACCGGCACCCGGCAGCTGATCTATACCGGAACCCCGCCTTATCCGGGCTGTCCCGGCGACGTATTCCGCCGCCGCCGGACAGCCTGTCTTGACGCACCGGGCGCGCACGATGCCTGGCACGAATGGTCAGTGGAGGGAGAGCAGGTTGACAAGATCGATCTCGAAAATCACGCGGTCTGGTATCAGACTAATCCGGCCATGGGCATCCGGCTCAGCGAGGAGTTTGCGGCGGAGGAGTGCCGGAGCATGAGCGCCGACGGCTTTGCCAGAGAACGCCTTGGCTGGTGGAGCCCCGTTCTGACGGAGCAGAGCGACAAGGCGCTGGATGCCCGGGCCTGGGCGGCCTGTGCCAGCGAGGCGGAAAAGCCGGAGGGCAAAACCGCTTACGGTGTCAAGTTTGCCGCGGATGGTTCTGCTGTCTGCCTGTGCGGCGCGGTGATCCCGAAAGATGGCCCGGCCCGCGTCTCGCTGATCGAACAGCAGCCCACCGGCCGCGGCCTGGCCTGGCTGGTGGACTGGCTGAACGAACGCTATGACCGCGCAAGCTGTGTGGTGATTGATGGCCGCAACGGGGTGGACGTGCTGGTGGAGCGCATCCGTCCCACCTGGAAAGCCAAAAGCGCCGTGCTCCGCCCCTCTGCCAGGGACGTAATCGCATCGGTGGGGCTGTTTACCACCACCGTGAACGAGCGCGGCCTGACCTGGTACAAGCCGCAGCAGGCCCTTGCCGAAAGCGCCGTTACTAGCACCAAGCGTCCCATCAGCGGCGGGTATGGCTTCGGCGGGGACAACAGCCTGCCGCTGGAAGCCTGCGCCCTGGCACTGTGGGGCGCGAAAACCTGCAAACGCGACCCAACCCGCAAAATGCGCATTGGATAAAGGAGAACCATGACGACTACCCTAAATTTTGGTATTGTGGCCGGGCTGACCGCCGCGGAACAGCAGCAGCTCAGCGACCTGGCCGAGGCGTACACCTATCACCAGAGCCGCAACGCCACCAAAGACAAATATTATGAGGGTCATGTGACCCTGCGGGATGTCAACCTTGGCATTGCCCTGCCCACGGGGCTGCGCGGGCTGGAGGTCGGCTGCAGCTGGGGTCAGAAAGCGGTGGACGTACTGGCCGCCCGCAGTATGTTTGACGGCTTTGTGGGCACCGGCGGCAGTCTGGACAGCCTTGCCCGGCTGGTGGCGGATAACCGCCTTGTGGCCGAATACGCCAAAGCCTGCCGTGATGAGCTGAAATACGGTTGCGTGTTTGCCACGCTTTCGGCTGACGATGCGATCGGCTGCCGGATCCGGTTCCACTCCCCTGCTGCGGCCGCTGCCCTGTGGAGCGGCGAGAAAGGCCGGATCGACTGCGGCCTTGCCATCATCGACACCATGAAGGACGAAAAGGACGAAGGGAAATGGACCCCGTCCATCGTCAACTTCTATACCGACACCGCCCTGATCGTACTGACCCGCGAAGGGACCGTCTGGACAGCAAAACGGCATCCCAATAAGATGGGGCGGCCGCTGATGGAGCCACTGATCTGGAACGCCACCAGCAGCAAGCCGTTTGGCCGCTCCCGGCTGAAACGGCCCATCCGCTCACTGATTGACGATTATGTCCGGGTTGTGGCCAACGCCGCCATTGCGCTGGAGTTTGACACCACGCCGCAGAAATACATCCTTGGCGTGACGGATGAGCAGTACGATACCATCGTATCGGACAAGTTCCGGCAGTATGTCGGGGCGATCATCGCGGCCACGACCAACCCCGACACCGGCGAAAAGCCCGCGTTCGGCCAGCTGGCGCAGGGCAGCCTTTCGCCGCACGTTGAAAAGATGCGGATGACGGCCACCCAGTTTGCCGCTGCCACCGGTCTGACCGTGACCGATGTTGGCGTGGTGAACGATGCCAACCCCACCAGCAGCGATGCGATCCTGGCCCAGAGCCAGACCCTTGTATTGCTGGCCCAGCAGCTGAACACCGGCAACGGCGATGCACTGCGCACCATTGCCCGGATGGCCCAGGCCATTGCCCGCAAAGTAACGCTGGATGAGCTGACCGAGGAAGAGCGGAACGTGATGGCCCACTTTCGGAACCCCGCCATGCCCAGTGTGGCCGTGACCGCAGATGCCGCCATCAAGATTGCTTCCGCCCGGCAGGAGTTTGCTGCCACCGACACGTTTTTGGAGATGATCGGCTTTGACCAGGCCGATATCCGCCGCATTAAGGCGCAGGAACAGCGGGTGCGCGGGCAGCAGTTGCTTGTTGAGGTAGACAATGCAGATAACGGCGAAAACGTGGAATGAATACATCACCCGGCTGTCCCGCCTGAACCAGAAAGCCGGGCAGCTGATGCGGCAGTACATAGACACCCACGGCACCGGGGATGCCGATGCGCTGATTACTTACGCCGCCGCACTGGTGACAAAATACGGCGAGGGCAGCGCCGAGCTGGCCTGCCAGATGTATGACGCCCTGGCCGAAGCGGCCAACGCCGGGGTGCCCGCCGCCGAGCCTGCCGTACCGGCAGACTACGGCGAGGTGGCCCGCATGGTGAACGCCACCAAGAACCAGAACCCCGCCAACCTGCCCAACGGCGTCAGCCGCCTGGTCAAGCGTGCCGGGGCCGACACCACCCTGAAAAACGCCGTCCGGGACGGGGCCGAGTGGGCCTGGGTGCCGCACGGAGACACCTGCCCGTTCTGCATCACACTGGCAAGCAACGGCTGGCAGAAAGCCAGCAGCAAGGTGCTGAAAGGCGGCCACGCAGAACACATCCACGCCAACTGTGACTGTGAGTTTGCCATCCGTTTTGACCACAATACCACTGTGGCGGGATATGACCCGGAAAAATACCTGAAACAGTACCGGGATGCGGGCGGCGACATCAACAAAATGCGCCGGGTGAACTACGCCGACAACAAGGAACGCATCAACGCACAGAAAAGGGCGGCGTATGCGGTAAGAGAAGGCTCGACAAACGGCAATGATGATGCTAAAATAAAGGCAGTAAAAGATGCCATGACAAAGCAGGTTCTGGCGTTGCCGGAATCGTCGCAGAGTATTCTCAGGGCTTATACAGGTTTCACCGCAACCCGCGTGAATTATGCAATCCGCAACGGTAATATCACGCCACAGGTTCGGGAAACTATTGCTGCGCTGGACAATGCTCTGGCCAACGGCACAATGCCGCAAAGCGTCACGCTGTACCGGAATACGGCACTGTCTTTTCTGGATCTTGGCCTTCCAAAGAATCCTACCGAACAAGAATTACAGACTATCGTTCGTGGACAAGGTACTTTTCCTATCTTTACTTCTACGAGTTTTGAGGATTTGCAGCTTTCTGGCCGCGACACGGTTCTTCAAATGCACATTCCTGAAGGGTACAAGGGCTGCCAGTTTCTTCAGCCTGTGGCATTGCCAAAGTTCAAGCATCAGGATGAAGTCCTGTTTGCACGAGGATTGAAATACCGTGTACTGAATGTCGGCATAAAAGACGACCGTTATTTTTTGGAAATCGAGGTGCTTCCGAATGCCTAAAATTTTGCGCGAGGAAGATATCAGTATGGGGTTCCGTGCGCCGTTTTATAGTGTCACGACCTGCATTCCAGAATGCAATGTCTGTATTTACTGGGATGGCCCCGGAAAATGCAAAAAACTTGATGATTCGCCGGACGTTTTCGGATGGGGTGAACGCCATGACTGCCCTGATGCTGTTTTGAACACTGAAAGTTTCCAGTACCCAAAATATCAGGAGCTTTATCCTGAAGAATGCAAGGTTTCAGCCAAGAAGTAAGGAGACTTCCATGGCCAAAGATGATTATAATTTTCTGGTGTTCAAGATCCTGACCTATCTTTACGCCTGTTTCCGGCGCAGATGTCATTTTGAAACCACTGCCTTCATGAACCGCGAGGATCTGATCGAAGGCTTGACCTTTGTCAATGCGTAGGGCAATGACTATACGCTGGCGAGTGATTATGCCGATATGTCCATCACGCCGCAGGGCATCCGCTACCTGCTGGACAACAGCACGATGCAGCAGCTGAAAAAGTCTGTTCTGGAAAGCGCCCCCAGTGCGATCTTTGACCTTGTCAAACTTGCATTAACATAACCTTGAACCGCGATGCACGCGCACCGTGGTTTTTTCATGCCCATTTTTAGGAGGATGCAATGAAGAAGCTGCTTGTTTTGATGCTGGCCATGCTGACTGCAGTGACCAGCCCGGAACAGTTCAAAATGAATTCTATCTGCCCGAGCCAGTACCGGCTGTGTTTTTACATGGACGTTTTGCCCGGCGTGGAAATTGTGCCGTAATGGCCGCGCCAACAATTTGTTGAAACCACGATGCAAATTCTGCACCGTGGTTTTTTCATGCCTGTTTGCCCTGCATGAGGGGTGGGCGGGCACTTTTTATCCCCAAATTTGCCCGGCATGGCGTAAAACTGTACAGCCAAAGCGGATGCAACCCGCGTAAACAAAGCGCAGGCAGAAAGGACACAACATGAAACGCGAAGACGTAAAGAAGCAGATCCCCAACATCACCGATGAGCAGCTGGACTGGCTGATGGGCGAAAACGGCAGGGATATCACCGCCGAAAAGACCAAGGCCGCCAACCTGCAGACCCAGGTGAACGACCTGACCACCCAGCTGAACACCGCCAAAGACGGCCTGAAAACCTTTGAGGGCGTGGACGTGGCTGACCTGAAAGGCCAGATCACCAAGCTGCAGGGCCAGCTGGCCGATCAGGCCGACAGTTTTGCCTTTGATTCCGCCCTGGACGGCGCAATCCGTGACGCGCACGGGCGTGACGTGAAGGCCATCCGCGGCATGCTGGATGTGGACGCGCTGAAAGCCAGCAAGGACCGCACCACCGACATCAAGGCCGCGCTGGATGCCCTGACCAAAGAAAAAGCCTGGGCCTTTGATGCCGCCCCCGGCGGCTACCCCAACGTCCGCGACGGCGGCGACCCGAACAAAACCCCAACCGGTTCCACGCGCGAGCAGTTCGCGTCGTGGTTCAACGAAGTCATGAAGTAAAGGAGCAAAAGTATGGCATCTATTGATATCAACCGCACGACTACTATTTCCCTGCCGGGCAGCGTGTCCAGCGAAATTTTGCAGAAAACCCAGGAATCCAGCGCCGTCATGGCACTGGCACGGCAGATTCCGCTGCCCGGCCTGGGCGTAACCATCCCCGTTATCACCGGCGACCCCGAAGCGGGCTGGGTCGGTGAGACCGAGAAAAAGCCGGTCAAGCGCGGCACTCTGGCCACCAAGCAGATGCAGCCCTACACCCTGGCCGTCATCGTACCGTTTTCCAACCAGTTCCGCCGCGATGTGCCCGCCCTGTATGATCAGCTGGTGCAGCGCCTGCCCGGCGCTCTGGCCAAAAAGTTTGACCAGACCGTGTTCGGGGCAGTGAAAGCCCCCGGCTCCAACTTCGATACCCTGAAAGCCTGCACGGCCCAGAGCATCCTGACCAATGCCTACGGTGGTCTGGTTGCCGCCGATGCGGACATCGCCGCCCATGACGGCATTCTGAACGGCTGGGTGCTGGCCCCGCAGGGCAAGGCCATCCTGCTGAACGCGGTGGACGGCAATAAGCGTCCCCTGTTCATCAACAGCGTGGCCGAAGGCGCAGTGCCCATGATTCTGGGCGCGCAGGTGCGCCAGAGCAAGGGCGCCTACACGGCCAACACGGCCAGCGATGCCGCCGTTGTCGGCTTTGCGGGCGACTGGAGCCAGGCTGTATACGGCACCGTGGAGGGCGTGCAGATCGCCATTTCCGACCAGGCCACCCTGACCGACGGTTCCACCACCATCAACCTGTTTGAGCAGAACATGTTCGCCGTGCGCGCCGAGATCGAAGTCGGCTTCCGCTGCGACACCACGGTGTTCAACAAGCTGACCGGCGCAGCCAAAACGGGGTCCTGATCATGATTGAATTCAAGAACCGCCTGACCGGCACCCTGATGGCCGTTGCCCCGGAGCGGGAAGCTGAATATCTGGCGGAAGGGCATACCCGCGTGGATCCCCCGGCGGCCGCCGCCCCGGCCAGGCAGACCGCCGAAGAGCCCGCTGAAGAGCCCGCCGCCAAGCAGACCGCCGCCAAGCAGACCGCCGCCCCGGCCCCGAAGAAGAAAGCCGCCGCCAGGAAATGAGGTGATGGCAATGGTCTATGCAACCGTGGAAGAGGTCGAAGCCGGGTTCCGCACGCTGAGCGATGACGAAAAGACGCTCTGCAGCGCCCTGCTGGCCGAAGCCGGCATTGTCATCGACGCATACAGCCAGGACGCCCCGTTTGAGCGCAAACAGCTGGTATCCTGCCGCATGGTGCGCCGCCAACTGGACGCGGGCCCCGGCGGGCAGGGCGCCGCCATGTACCCGATGGGCGCCACCCAGGCGTCCGCATCGGCGCTGGGCTACCAGCAGAGCTGGACGGTGTCCGGCGGCTCGGTCGGAGAGCTGTACCTTTCCAAGCTGGAAAAGAAGCTTCTGGGCGTCGGAGACAAAATCGGTGCCCACAGCCCGCTGGAGGACTTATGCTGAAGGGTATCGACATCATCCTGTACGAAAAGACCAAGACCGGCGAGGACGCTTTCCACGCGCCGATCTACACTGAAACACCAGTCACTGTACACAACGTGCTGGTGGGCGAACCGGCCACGGAGGACATCGTCAACGATTTGCAGCTCTACGGCAGGCGGCTGGCCTATACGCTGGCCATGCCCAAGGGCGACGCACACGATTGGCACAACGTGACGGTGGAATTCTTCGGGCAAAAATTCCGCACCTACGGCGATGTGGTGCAGGGCATTGATGACCTGATCCCGCTGTGCTGGAACAAGAAAGTCAAGGTGGAGAAGTATGGGTAAGCTGCGCATCAAACTCAACCGCAAGGGCGTGAGGGAGCTGATGCAAAGCCGGGAAATCATGGACGAGTGCGTGCGGCTTGCCAAGGAGAAAGCCTCCGCAGCCGGGGACGGTTATGCGGCGGATGACGGCTATGTGGGCAAGACCCGCGCATCGGCCATCGTCTACCCGTCCACGTCTGAAGCCCGTAGCGACAACTACCGCAACAATACGCTGCTGAAAGTGTTCGGCGGTGCGATGAAAGTGAGGGGCTGAAGATGATTGAAGCAACAATCCTGGAGTACCTGTCCGGCGCACTGGACGTGCCCTGCTATATGGAGCGGCCGCCCGGTGCGCCGGGCACCTTTGCCGTGCTGGAAAAGACCGGGGAAAGCCGGGAAAATTACATCAACACCGCAATTCTGGCGGTGCAGTCCTATGCACCCACGCTGCTGCACGCGGCAGAACTGAACGAACAGGTTAAAACGGCCATGTTTAGAGCAGCACAGCTGCCCGGCGTAGCCGCCGTGCACCTGAACAGCGATTACAATTTTACTGACGCATCAAGCAAAACATACCGCTATCAGGCGGTATTTGACGTGACCTACTACGATTAACTGAAAGGATATTACTATGCCTACAGATGTAACCAAAGTGACCGCCGGAAAACCCAAAGTCGGCGGGGCTCTGTTCCGCGCCCCGGCAGGCACTGCCCTGCCTACCGATGCCGTCACCGCACTGGCCGAAGCTTACAAGTGCCTCGGCTATGTGTCTGAGGATGGCGTGACAAACTCTACGTCCATTGACAGCGATGAGGTCAAGGCGTGGGGCGGCGACACCGTGCTGACCCCGCAGACCGGAAAGACCGACACGTTCAAGCTGGCTTTGCTGGAATCACTCAACGTGAACGCGCTCAAATCTTATTTTGGCGATGATAACGTAACAGGCACCGACACCGGATCGGGTCTGGTTGTCAAGTGCAACAGCAAGGAGCTGCAGTCCAGCGTCTGGGTAGTGGAGATGATTGCAGCCGGAAACATCCCGCACCGTGTGGTTATCCCCAATGCCAAGCCCACCGAGATGGAGGACATCACCTACGTAGACAACGATCCGGTATCCCTGGGCATGACGCTGACCGCCCTGCCTGACAGCGATGGTAACACGCACTACGAGTATATCGGCGGAACCGCCAGAGGCTAAGGAGGCACCATGCAAATTACAACTACATCCGGTTTTACGTGCGAGATTGACCCCGATGTGCTCAACAATGCATTGCTGATGGACGCTCTCGCCGACTTGAAGAGCGGCAACCGCCTGGAATATTCGACCGTCAGTCTGCTGATTCTTGGCAAAGATATCCGTGCCAAGCTCTACGACCATCTGACCAATGAGGCTGGCCGCGTTCCGCTTGAAGACGTGGACCGTGAGCTGACGGAGATCCTGCAGGCACTGGGCACCCCGGCAAAAAACTGATTGTCCTTGCCGCCATGCTGGCCGCTGATCGGGACGCGCTGATCTGCGACCTGGCCGAGACGTACCACGTGCTGGATATGACCGCCCTGCCGGTACCGTTGCTGGCCACGCTGGCTGCGGGCCTGCGGGGTGATTCCCGCATCCGGTTGGCGATGTCCGGCGAGCGCGTGACGAACGCCGAGATGCTGCAGGCCGCCATGCTCGACCGGCTGACTACGCTGTGCTGGATGCAGAGCAGGGACGGCGCACACGGGCGCAGGCGGCCACCGTCGGTTCTGGACGCAATCAGCGGCAAGGAAGAGCAATCCGATAGCAAGCCGGTTGCCTACAACACACCGGCTGACTTTGAGCGGGCACGTGCCCGGATCATTAAGAGAGAGAGGTGACAAGTATGGCATCCGATGTGGCAACCGCGTATGTGCAGATCGTCCCATCGGCTCGAGGCATCAGCGGAGGGATTGAGCAGGCCATCGGCGGGGATGCTGCGGTATCCAGCGCCGGTGCGAGCATCGGCGGCAAGCTGACCGGGGCCATCATAGCTGCTATTACCACAGCGGGGCTTGGCGCAGCGCTGGGCAAGACGCTGACCGAGGGCGCTGCCCTTGAACAAAGCATCGGCGGCGTTGAAACGCTGTTTAAGGGCAGCGCTTCCCAGGTGACTGCGGCGGCCGATCAGGCATTCCGGACGGCCGGTGTATCGGCCAACAACTACATGGAGCAGGTGACGAGCTTTTCGGCCACCCTGCTTCAGGGCCTGGGCGGGGACACCGCCGCGGCGGCCGGGTACGCAGATAAGGCCATTGTCCAGATGTCGGACAACGCCAACAAGATGGGCACCGATATGTCCGCCATCCAGTACGCATACCAGGGTTTCGCCAAAGACAACTACACGATGCTGGACAACCTCAAGCTGGGGTACGGCGGCACACAGTCCGAGATGGCCCGTCTGATTAACGACAGTGGTGTACTGGGTGATTCCGTCAAGGTTACGGCCGACACGGTCAAGGACGTGCCGTTCAGCTCCATCATTGACGCTATCGGCGTTATCCAGGACAACCTTGGCATCACCGGCACCACAGCCGAAGAGGCTGCGACAACGCTGTCCGGCTCGTTTGCATCCATGCAGGCGGCCGCCAGCAATGTGATGGCCAACTTAACGCTTGGCCGCGATGTCGGCCCGGCATTGCAGGGCCTTGCACAGACTGTAACCACCTTTTTGGCAGGCAATCTGCTCCCGGCAATCGGCAATATCCTGTCTGCGCTTGTGCTCCAGGTGATACCTGTCGGAACGCAAATGCTGCAAAGCCTGGGTGCAGGGCTGGCGCAGGGCGTCCCCAACTTTTTGGCACAGGCGCTGCCCATGGTGCTGCAATTTACAGAAACCCTACGCACCAATTTCGGAAACATTGTGGATGCCGGCATCGACTTGCTGCTAAACCTTGCCCAGGGCATCGCCAATGGCCTGCCCACGCTGATCGAATATGTGCCGCAGATCGTCACAAATATTGCGGGATTGATTAACGACAATGCCCCCAAGTTGTTAGCGGCAGGGCTGCATATTATCGTAACGCTTGGGCTGGGGCTGATACAGGCAATCCCCACGTTGATTGCCAATATCCCCCAGATTATACAAGCCGTTGTCAGCGTGTTTACGGCATTTAACTGGATCAGCCTTGGCAGCAACATTATTACGATGCTCAAAAACGGCATCACAAGCATGGTCAGTGCCGTACAATCCGCAGGAACATCTATATTCGATGCCGTTAAAAATGCAATTGCAAACCTGCCCGCGACGCTGCAAAGCCTGGGCAGCAATGCCATCACAAGCATGGCAAACGGCCTTAAAAGCATGCTGGGCAGCGTATTGAGCGCAGCAAGAGGCATTCTGACGGGGATTGTCGGCATTATCAAGGGGCTGCCGGGACAGTTGTGGTCCCTTGCAAAGTCCGCTGCCTCGAAGTTGTGGAATGCGTTTGTCGTCAAAGATTGGAACGGGCTTGGCACCAATATCATCCAAGGCATTATCAACGGTATCGGCTCCATGGCGGGGGCATTGTGGGAGGCGGCAACCAACGTTGCAAAGTCGGCCCTCAATGCCATCAAGAGCTTTTTCGGCATTGCGTCGCCGTCCAAACTCATGCAATTTGAAATTGGTCCCTACATTCCGCAAGGTCTGGCACTTGGCATCGAAAAAAATGCCGGGTATGTCACCGATGCCATGGACGACCTGGGGCTACAATCCACAAGCCGCCTCCGCTCGACCATCGCGGCCGGTACACCGTCCGTCAATTCCGTCGGCAGCCAGGCCGACCATGCCGTGCTCGACGCCATCAACGCAGCCGCCCGCACCATCGTGCAAGCGGTGCAGGAAAACGGCGGCGACATTGTCATTGGTGACGACGTGATCTATCGCAGCTTCAACCGCGCGCGGCAGTCGCAATCCATCATGATGGGAGGTGCCTACTGATGCTCAAACGCACATCTCTCTTGCAAATCGACAGCCATTCCCTGCCGGTTCCCACCGGCTCCCCCACCATCAAGTTTTCGGACGTTGAGAGCAGTGACAGCGGCGCCGACGAGATGGGCGTCTACCATCGTGAGGTGCTGCGCTATGGCGTGCTGACCGCCTCGCTGGAATATTCCTACCTCGATAACGCCGACTGTGCCTACCTGTTGGGGCTTTTGCAAAACAAGACCACGTTCCAGTTCACCTGCCCTGTGGCCAGCGATTCCACAGACGTGACCCAGACCATCACCCGCACCTGCTACTGCTCCAACTACGGGGCGGCCCTGCAGCGGCTGAAAGCGGGCGTCTGGCGGGATATGACGCTGGAAATCAAAGAATGTTAAGGGGGTGTCTGAATGGTTAAAAACATCCTGGTGCTGGATGACGGCACTGAGATTGCCGCCGGCACCGTTGGTCAGAATGCCATCCTTTCCCTGACCTGTACCGAAACAGTATCCAAAACCACCGACCTGTGTCCCGGCGCAGCCTGCTCCAATAAGCTGGAAATCACAATCTGGGTGGAGCCGGGAACCGATCTGCCGATTACATCCGGGACCCGGCTGACCCACTACCGGGAGACATCCGGCCATCGAACCCTGGCGGGCACCTACTGGGCAGTTAAACCTACCAGCCAGACCCGCAACACCTATAAAGTATACGCTTATGACGCTGTATCCCGGCTTGATAGCGTACAGTCTACCTGGCTGCGATCCATTCAGGATCAGTTTCCGATGACACTGTGGGCATTTGCGGGACTTGTAGCACAGCGGTGCGGCGTAACCATTGCCAACAACTCCCTGCCCCGCAATGGAACCTATCTGGTACAGGCCTTTTACGCCGATAACCTGACCGGCCGCCAGCTGCTTGCCTGGGTAGCCGAAGCATCATGCACTTTCTTGCGGGCTACGCCGGACGGGAAAATCGAATTTGCCTGGTACACAGATTACAACGCATCGCAGAGCATCGGGCCAGCCGTATACATAAGGGACGGCCTGTCGCATGACAAGTTTCAGACCGCGCCGGTCGTCAAAGTACAGATCCGGCAAAGCGATGACGACGTAGGTGTGCTGTATCCATCCGATGAAAGTGGACCAAATGCCTTGGTTATCCAGGGCAACCTGCTGCTGACATCCGCCACTGCGGAAGCACTGAAGCCGGTCGCGCAGGCGATATTTGAAACGATGCAGGGCGTGACCTACACACCACTCAAAGTAACCGTCCCGGCGGATTTTCCCCTGCCCGCGCCTGGAAACATTGTATCTGTCACTGATGCCCGCGGAAACGTGCTGAGTTCCTATATCATGAACCGGACAATATCCGGTCAGCAGGTCACGCTGGAATCCACCGGCAACGCCACACGGGACGGAACCGCAGCCGTAAATGAGCAGAGCTACAAGAACCTGACCGGCAAGATGCTGGAGATCAAGACCAGCGTGGACGGCCTGGAAGTAAAGGCCAGCGACCTGACCGGCAAGTACACCGACCTGAAAGCAACGGTGGACGGGCTTTCCTCTGAGGTGAAAAAAGACACCAAAATCACCGGCGGCGGCAACCTGATCCTGGGCAGTGAGAGCTTCAAGAACGCCAACTATGTCGGCATTGACAGTAGCGTGGCGTATGGCGATGATGGCAGCGCAACAATTACCAATGCGAACACAAGCCGCGGGTTCGAGTTCAACGCTGTTAGCGCTCATATCACCAAAGGCGTTACCCTATGTCTGTCCGTTATGTACAAACTCATTTCCGGCACCGATGCGCTGCGGCTTGGCATTGTGTTTACGAACGATGACGGACAACGTTACATTGCCTTCATAAAAACCGCTGACCAGCTCGAAATTAAGCAGACAAACGGCTGGGTGCTGCGGTATGGTACATGGACCCCCCGCGAAAACGGCGTTTTGAAAACTGTCGAGTTCGACAGCAATGGCAACTGCACCAACAAGTTTTCGCTGCTGCACCCCATGCTGCAATACGGCAACGCGCCCACCGCGTGGAACGCCAGCAGCGGGGACTACATAACAGAGAAAAGCGCCAAAAGCCTGATCTCCCAATCGGCGGATGAGATCAAGACCGAGGTCACCAAGTCAGTGACTGAAACGGTAACGGCCAACGTGAAGGACACCGCTACCAGCGCTGCCAATGATGCCGTTGACAGCAAGCTGCAGGACTACGCCACCACCGCAACGGTGAACAGCCTGAAAGAGGATGTCTCCAGCATCAGCCAAAAGGCGGATAGCATCAGCACCAAAGTCAGCAGTCTGGAAGAGACCACCACAACCATTTCCAACGATTTAGACAGCACAAAGCGGGAATTCAAAACCGTTAAAGAATCAGTATCCGCGATTGACCAGAAAGCCGACAGCATTACCCAGACGGTAACACAGCGGATCACCGGCGGCAACAATATTATTGTGGGCACCGACGACTGGAACAATGCGACCCTGGATGCAGGCGGCAATGACCTGAGCCAAAAAGGCAGTTACACCATTACGGGTGAATCCGTCCGAGTGACCAATAAGGCGCAGAATACCCGGTTCCACTTTGCGGCAGATAAAACACTGGTCATTGCAAAGGGCATGACCTACTGCGCATCGGTGCTGTACAAACTTAATTCCGGCACGGACAGCCTGTTTTTGCAGTTTGAAACCAAGAGCAGCAGCGGCACAAAAAGTTATTACGGCTCCGCGTTCAAGCAGGCCCAGCAGGACATTGAGCTGGACAACGGCTGGAAGCTGCGCTGGGCGGCGTTCACGGCGACCGCGGACGGCTATACAGACGGTCTGTTTGTGAGTACCGCGAACGATAACGCCACTGTTACCAACGATCTGACCATTATGCACCCCATGGTGCAGATGGGCAACACCCCCACTGCCTGGACGGCCAGCACCGGCGACTATCTGACCGCCAACGAAACCAAAACCGAGATCAAGCAGACGGTG